CCATGATATACTTGAATAAATCTCCCCTTAAAAGTGCGTATTATGCGACGTTATGTTGAATAATGTTTCATATCAATTACATATACACCCTTTTGATTATCAGGGTATATATGACGAACTTTCGAAAAATGAGCAAGAATTACGTTTTTCGTGAATTTGAGTGTGGTTTAAGCGTAGAAGAAGCAGCAAAACTATGTTTTAAAAGTGTGAGGGTGGTCAAATTATGGGATTCAGGAAAGCCCATACCACCCGAATGCAAACGACTGATGAGAATGACCAAGGGGAGGGAACTAGCCACCTCAGAAGCTTGGGAAAATTTCAAAATGCATAAAAACACGCTTGAACTGCCAACCGGACAACTAGTTACACCTCAAGAGATCCTGACTGGAATAGCTTTACTTGAAATTGGAGCAGAGCAAGATGTAAAAGTAGTAAGGTTATTACTTAAATATGCTAGAGCCATAGCAAAAATAAAGAAATAGTAATGCAACGTAATGGTTAGAGCTAGATAACTACCAACTTTAACCATTATTAAAAGTCCAAGACACGCTTACGTTACGATGAACCTCCCTCATCTAGAGAGCCTAGACTCAAGTCTAACGGTTTTTGAACTCTTTTATACCACATTTGAAATCCCCAATATGAGGTGAATGCTGAAACGAGATTCCAAAGAAGAAGTCCTAAACTATAAATTTTTATTTGTGTCGAAAGCTTATTGGCTATCTCAATTGAATGTTCACGCCTTGCTACCTCTAGACGGTATTCTAGTTGCTTATCTTCAATCATCTTCCTCATCGCTTTTAGTTCATTATTGTCATATGTTATTAACAACTTAGATGTGTCTTCTCTAAAATCGGTTCCATTTTGGGCAGCTATAGAATTACCTACTAGTTGTTCTAACTTATCTGTTTGCTCTAAGAGCCAACGACTTTTAATACTCAATTCAGTTATTGCTAGGTTTTGCTCGTTGATCATGGTTTTGTATTTAGATATTTCAGTGAGAACAAAATAATTCCCAATGCCAAATAAAAAAATCCCAGATAACGCTAGAAATTTGTATAAATTATCCGTGGGTAAAGTAGGAAACATGAAATCTCTCTTTTAGCTAATGAATAGTTTATTTTTTAAGTTCAATATTTACACATCTTACAACCTAAAAAGCTGATTTCAATAACACACCGAACAAAAATGATATGCTAGCATGCACTCATTTTTTTATGAGTGAGGAACAGAAAGTGCCTGAATTACTGACACTTATATCCTTAGCGTGTATTGTGTATCTATTCACAAAGAAGGGTAAGAAACCTAAACGTAGGCTTAACGAATGGGAACAAGATGCAGCAGTTAGACGACCGAACAGCATACATTCTTTTGAACCTAAAGCTGTAGAACAGAACCCAAAGATAGTCGAAGTACCTTTTCCAAACACCAACAATAAGACCAATTCTGTACCTCACAAGAAAAGTACATATTTGGCCACCAAGACAGAGCGCAGATTCTATAAAGTGTTGCAGGAGCTTATACCTGATGAATACGTGATTCATAGCCAAGTTTCATTGATGGCATTGGTTCAACCGACCAATTTTAAAGATAACTCTCGAACTTGGGCTAAAAGAATGGACTATGTGATAACGGATAGAGACACAAAAGTCTTGGCGGTCATCGAGCTGGATGACTCATCTCATAGGCAGAAGAAGAGACAAGAACGAGACATATACGTAAACAATGCACTTAACGGACACCATCCGTTGCTTCGGTTTGAAGCTAGAAGCTCTTATGATAAAACACATATCGCAACCGTATTAGAACGTGACACGATAATAAAGTGTAGAGAATTGGAGAGCGTATTACAGTACAGCTAAAGCAGAGCCGAACATCCATTGTTCGGCTTTTCTTTTAACTCAAAGTATCGTGGTTCTTATCGTTACTTTAAGTTCTTTATCTACCGTATTGGTCTTTTCTGACCGGAATAGAGCACCAAGCAAAGGCACATCCATCAAGACAGGTACACCGCTTACCGAGTCGCGTTGCTCTTGGGAAATCAAACCACCCAAAGAGATCGTTTGGCGGTCTTTGACCTTGACCACGGTTTGCAGTGTTCGCGTATTGGTGATGATGTCGGATGCGATAGAGGAATCCGTTACCGAGTCGGATTTTTGCATTATCTGCAACACAACATGATCACCAATCACATGCGGTACTACCTCAAGTGATACACCCACATCCTTACGTTCAATTTGCTGGACTCGATTACCGCCGTCAGTTACCTCAGACGAAGTGAGGAACGGCACATTCTGACCAACCGTGATATAACCGCGCTCTCTGTCCATAATGAACATGTTTGGTCGTGATAAGAGCTTGGTATTCTGATTCTTAGACACGGCTTTAATCAGCGCATTGAAATCACCGCCCTCATAGAACAGTAGGTTATCAACGGCTTTCTTAATTGCGGTCGGTTGCGAAACAAAGCCAGCCTCACTCAGTGCCAAGTCCATATTTACACCGACTTCCTGAGAATCACCGAGCTCAGTTTCGGTAATTACCGCCTCGATAAAGACTTGCTTTTGTGGTCTATCAATCCCTTTGATGAGCACATCAATGTGCTTCAATTGGTTTGTAGAGCCAGTCACGATAATACTGTTTGTGGTCGGTAGCACTTCAACCTTGTAATTCTTAATCGCTTTATTGTTCAGTGTTTGATTCTGCGTTGCAGCAAGCATCGAGGAAATCAAATCAACGACCTTGGTATTTCGAACATTCTCAAAGAAATACAGCTTCACTTGAGAGGGTTCGAACGTCTCCACCTTGTTCGCGTCGGCAATGATGGTAAAAACGCCGTGGTCATGTGTAAGCTCGTAACCGTGCGCGCGAAGCACGGAAAGGAAAAAGGCTGGATAGTCCTCATCTTTCAAATCGGGCGCGGTAAAGCTGACCTCACCAGTAACACCTTGACCTAGCACCACCGTATTCCCAGTATGAACCGAGAACCACGATGCAAAGTCTCCAATCGGTGTGTTCTTTGCCTCAAAAGGCGCAGAGCTTGCAGCAAAAGCAGGGGAGCTGAGCAGGGTGCACGCGAGCAGAAAGGTGGTAATGCTGGATGTGGAAAAGTTGGAACAAGCCGTAGTTTGTTTCTCAACTTTACCACAGCGCATAGTGAGCAACGAGAACGCTGATAATAAGCCTCCGGCACAATAAGATTTTTTTTGTTTTTTTGAAAGACAAGCTGTGAGTTTTGCGATTATCCATGACATAAAGCGCACCTTATTCCCTAGCACATGACTTTGAATGATTGACCGTTGCCGCTAACCGTAATGGAGCAAGAGCCGTTAGATTGAGCCGTAAAGCCCTTTGCGTATAGTTGCGACGACGACAGACGCACATCGTCCTTAACGAGCACAAAAGACGGGGCTACATTTGGGGGATTCATTGACGATTCGATTCGATAGCCATCGAGCAAGTCACTCAATGACTCGCGAGGCACCGCGGCTTGAGCCGTTTCGGGTTCCGTCGACATGTTCGGTGTGCCAACTAAGGTGAACACCGCAAACGAGACGGCGACACCTGCCGCAAACACACTGAATCGAGAGTATTTACGGAGATAGATTTTCGTAATGCGCATGATATTTCTCAACGTATACGGGACAGTGTAACGTCCGTGGGTATAGTAGGGCGGCAATACTGAATAAACGCCGTCCTCATAGTTGTTTCTAAACATCTGCTTAGTGTCGTAAGAGCTGTATAAGTCCGTGCCCCAAAGCATCCATTTGTCGACGGTGAGTGAGTTTGCGTTGTCACCATACTTCACAATGCCAACGTGCAGCTTAGGCATTTTCAACTTGAGTTGACCGAGTGTCATAACGGATACCGCAGTCGAGATGATAGGGACTTGAAGACGGTCTAAACGACGACAAAACACGGTGTGTTCAGCCAGCGCGAGACGCGCTTGTTTATCAACAATCGAAATGTCTTGAACGATGAAAATCACATCCCATCCAAGCTTTCGAATATGCAAAAGGTGATCAATTAACTTTTGTCGATTCTTGTCGTTCCATGTGCGCGAGTTAAACCACGTTCCGCACTCATCGAGCACAATCAAGCCGTCTTTTTTGGTGTCATAGCTCTTGTTTGCCGAACCAATCACCATCAAATCTTCCACTTGAGGCTTGTCCGGCAGACGGTAAAGGCGAGTGTTGCGCTTATCGCGTCCAAGCATTTCTTTCAAGTTGATATCGAGGTTTGTCGCTACAGGCACACCGCGCATAAACGCCTCGCGAATCTTACCGACTGCTGTTAGCGTTTTGCCTGAGCCGAGCTTACCCGTGACAAAGTAGACCGATGCCATTACGCCGCCCTCACAATCGCGTAGAACTTCCACTCCCACACCCAACGCAGCAGACGCGCCGAGTAAATCGCACTCACGCAAGGAATTGCATTGTTAGGAATGAACATGCCAGCAGCTTGTGACCAAAACGGGGGTGTGACGTAAGAAAGCCCAGTGGCAAGCGTATAAATAGCAAGAGTGAGTGCGAGTGTAAGCCCAATCAATAAGGTAATAATTACCAAGTTAATCGTGACGTTGCGCGCCTTGGCGATAAAGAACCAACCAAACAGGGTAGTCGCTATTTGTGCTATAAACGCGACCAAAGCAGGTAAACGCAACGCCGCACTAATGCCTGAAACAATAGGTAATAGCTGAATCATTAGTAATATCTCCCCGAACCTGGCTTGTTACTTGGTACAGGCGTGACCTCAGTCAGCAGGATTTCAACAAGCGTCTTAATCGTATAGATGTAAATCAGAATGGAGAGGATCATTTTTAACTTATGAGAGAACTCACAAGAGATTGAAACGTTCCCACCATTGAGTGTTGGCAAAGAAAGCCGCATACATTCGCTAGGTTGTGGAAGCAAGTTAAGGAATGAATCAGAAACCGCAGTAATATGCGCCTCAGATTCAGCCGTAATATTCTTTTCAAGCAAATCATTTGCCGCACCAACAACCGTCGATTCATAAGAGCCTAAAGCACCAGAAACAATCGAATCCGCTTGAGTTAGTGCATCACCAACAAAGTTACTATCCAATCCATGAGGGCTTTCACAGAATCTATTCTCAGGAGTAGGGTCGCATGGTTTTAAATCGTCTAGCTTGTTCAAAAGGTCATCAAAACCTTGTTGGTTGGTTTCCTGCAAATCTCCAAGGTCGCTAGACAGTTGACCAAAACCATTACTTAACTGATTGTTCGCCGAAGTCAGCAAACGGTTTGTATTGTTGCCAATATCAGACAACATATCGGACTGACCTTGAATAGCATTCGCCACATGGTTTGCATTATCGACGACAGTATCCGTATTCAAATCTACCGACGCTTTGAGCTCATCGAGAGCCGATTTAGTTTCAGCCTGATTTCTATTCATGTCGTTATTGATGCCAGTTAGCTGCGCATTCAAGTCACTGTTCATGGATTTGATAGCAGCGAGGGTATCACTCGTATTATCGACATCAGGCTCGGGTTTCTCTGGGTCAGGATTACCAGTACCGCCGCCACTTGGTTTATCAGGGTCGCCCAAATCACCGCCCGTTGGGGGGTCGATATCGGTATCAGTGGCACAAGCTGGCCAATTGGGACCGCCAATAACACAGGATTCTGGCTTGGGAGTATCACACCAATTGTTTTCTGGTCTACAACACGTACCATATCTAGGATCCCAATCCGGTGAGTCAGGTGTACACTCTTCTGGCTCTGGGTCTTTACATGCAGGCCAATCAGATGAATCAGGGGTGCACTCTTCAGGCTCTGGAGGTGGGTTACATGACATCTCTAAAGATTCAGTTGAATCAGTACAAGACACCACAGGGTTCCAACCCTTGTCGAAACAAGCATCTTTAAACTGATTCATTTGATTTATAGTGTCAGGCTTCTCACAGAAAGGAACTGGAGGTTCTTCACACTTGCCAGTATCAGGGTTTAGTTGTTCACCATCAGGACAAGATGAGACCAAGGAGCCGTACATATAACCATCATGGGTTTTACTACCATATTTCCAAGAAACACGGACTTGACTTGCACTAACCGCAAATTCAGTACAAGTGCCACCATTGTAACTATTACCCAAAGAGCGAAAGCCAAGAGCAACTACAGACCCAACAGAAACACCAGTACAACCAGTAACTAAATGTGAGTTGTTGCCAATTTGAGTAATTTTCAAATAATCAGAAGCAAAAGCATTAAACGAAACACTCAGCAAAATAACCAGTGACGCAATGCTTTGTTTAATACTCATTTATTTTCCTCATAAAAAACGCCCCCATTCGGAGGCGTTGACCAATGGGTGTATAAAACAGTCGTTAGAATTACGTTGCTTTGTTTGCACCTTTCTTGAATAGCTTGATGCCGATGAAGCCGACCGTCATTGGCACGGCGATGCCCCATGTCGAGGTGAGCATTTCAGTGACGTAACTTGCCAGCGTGCTAAAGGCTTGTGTTGCCACTTCTGGAAGTGCTGCATTGGCAGAAGATGCTGCCATGAGAAGTGCACCACCAAATGCCGCACGTTTTGCTGTTACTACTGCGCCAGCCTTAGCCATTGCTGCGCGTACTTTGCTTTGCTTTTCCATAGTCTTATTTCCTATGTTATGGTTTATGAAGAAGTTGAAACCTCAGCCGCTTTCTTGAATCCGAGAATGTGGAAGCCAATCGAGAAGCCAAGGATAAAGGCTGTCGCGAAACAGCCGAGCATGAACTCTGATGACAGCATTTATCTTTGTCCTCCGACCATCCAACCGAGCGCAACTAGCAAGAAGCAAATGCCTAAGAACACCATTAACTGAAAATTATCGAGTCGAGCCATTAGCTCTGCAAATTGCGTCTCGGTCATGATTTAGCCCTTACTTTTCGTTTAATTGAGGTAGGGCGTAGAGGTGGAAGCCGTCGATAGAGACGTGTTTACCCTCATCGTTACCAAAGCTGAATTTCTTGTGTTCCACATCAAACATCATGCGACTACCCACACAACGCTTGAGCAGTTCGCCAGCCTTGCCGTTTTCCCAAAGCTCAGGAGAGACACGCACTTCAATAGTGTCCGTTGGGTTGGTCGTGATAAGACGCAGCTTGCCGTTTTGCTTTTGTTCGCCGTTACGGTCTGTTTTGGTTTCTTGAACGATGTCCGAAGCATCTAGAATTAAACCTTCCATTCTCATAGTGTTTTGCCCTTATTTTTACGTTGTTGGTTAGTTGAAAATTGAAATGACAGTTATTGACACAAGTCCAAGGGAAATTAATGCATCATGTCGGGCGGGGCTGCGCCCACCCAACACGACGCATTAATTTCCTGAGGGTCGGTGAGCAACAGCGCTTCCATTTCGTCATAGAGCGCTAGGTGCTTTTCGTATTGCTCGTAAAGGTCGTCATACATTCGCTCGTACTCTTTTTCACGTTCTAGCGCGTCAAAGTAATCGACCACGTTAGACATGATGCCTTGTTGAGCACGGATGAATTGTTGCTTGTTCTCGGTCTTCCAAGTACGGAAGCGAGTCGCGATAAAAATCTTATGGAACATCAAGCCATTCAAACGCGCTTGAGCCATATCACCGTAGCGAGTCGATGAGTATTCACCGCCCGAAGCAATCAGTTTTTCGATAGAGGTTGAAACCGAGTATTCCGCTTTTACTGGTTGGTCTTTGCGCTTAACGAACACACCGCCCATTGCGTAACAAAACGCTTTCCAGTCGCCCTCATCAGCAGAGCGGCGAACCTTTTCTAATAGAAAGTGTTCGTCTTGAGATAAATCTGTAAACAAAGCATCGTCCTCTTTGAATTCATCACGAAGACGACGAAGCTCACGCCATACCGTGACAGATGGACCACCAATAAATTGAAATTGACGAATTTGATTCACACGCGCCCAAGTTACGACACGTTCTGCCGCATCAGAGCCAGACAAAGACGAACCTTTGTCTGAATCAATGTGTTGACCGTCGATGTTTTTACTCAGGTATTTAGCGACATAGCCAACGGCTGAACCTTGCGACCAGTCGATAACCTCCGCTTTGAAACGGGCTTTCTTTGCACCTTTTTCGTCAGGAGAGTCAGCCATAGCGAGACGACGAAACTCAGACGTCACGAACTTGCGTGCGGATTTTTCCATGAACAGCAACAAGTGGTGATGCGGTGTGCCGTCTTGGTGAGGCTCGACAATGCGCATCCCGTAAACCTTGATTTTGCTCTTATCAATCGACTTACGAAGACTTGCCCAAACGCCCATAAGGTAAGCGTGAGCCGCTTTCGCATCAGGCTTGCCAGCCTCAAGCCATTTCGGGTTGATGTCACCCTTAGAAACAGAGTGAAAACGAGACGGAGCCGTTACCGTGAAGAACACCGCATCGTGATTCGATTCTTGAGCGATTTCCTCAAAGCCACGCAGACGAACAAACATTTCAGCGCGGCGAATCTCAGCGTTAGAAACCGACTTAGCGGATAACTCACTGAGTGTGAAGTAGTTAGACGGGTCAGCCTCATCGTAAGCAATCGTGTTTTCTAGCGCGATGCGGTTAGACGTATTGCGATCACGTTGACGGCTTAGAGAAAAATCCGAGCAGTAAACTTGCTTACGGCGTTGAACAAGCGCTAAATCACGCGCAACACATTCAACCTCGTAAGCACATTTACGGCGCAGTTGACGAACAAGCCAGTGCTCATCAAGAGCACGGTTCACCAATGCGAAAAGTTCACAGTTGTTTTCTGCGTATTGAATTTGTTCAGGTGAGAATGCCAAGCCTAATGAATCGAGAAGCTGACACGCTTTATCAAAACGTGCTTGTGATTCTTCAAGCGGAATTGCACTTAACACACGAGAAAAGTCGCGTGATTTGCGCTTGGCTAGATTGGTAATTTGTTCATCCGACATCGCGTAGCTATAGCCGTGCTCAGTCAAACGGTCGTGAGCGTCGTTAACCGCGCGGACGGCTTCCAAAGCGTTGCGTGTTTTAAGTATGTCGGTGTAAGCGCGTGTCATGTGTCGAGCGAAGTCGCCGTTACGGTGTAATGATTTCGGCAAGTCCAAACAAGGGTTAGAAGTAGGGCGCTCAATAAAATCTGACAGGTCGTGTGAGTAGATTGACGTACTCATTGCCGATTTCACAGCCGACGGAATGAAATCCTCAGGCGTTGTGAATCTGTGGTCGACGTACTCAAAACGATGGTCGAATAAGTTGTCAGGAATGTGCTCACATGAAGCCCAAGAATGGACAGGAACAAAATCAATCCACTCTTGTTTGCCTGATGCCAAATCAATAACAAGTTCACGCATTATTGAGCCTCAAGCTCTGAGTAGAATTTACGCTTCTCATCTTTGCCTGAGCAATGTGAAACAACCAGATACTCGTAAACGGTGACGCGACCGTCAGAGGCATAGTCGCGAGCCAAATCACCACAAAACTCATGGTCAAGATAAAACGCAAAAGTTTCGTAATCGTCGTATGGGATTTCAAACGAGTCGTAGATAAGGGAACCAAAGAAATAAATACCCGCCGCAATAACCGAGACAAGGAACAAACTCCAAGCGCGATTCAGATATATTTCGATTTTTTTTGTATTGGAGACTTCTGACATAACAACCACCTTGACTAGTTGTGAGAGCGACCGCCAAAGCCAAGCGCGAAAGCGTCAAGGGCAAACGCCCAGAGCTAAGGCGGTCTTACTTACGATTTTCCGCAAGTGTAATTGCGGATTTTCGTAATTGCTAGATGCGAATTTCCGTAACTAGTAAGCTAAAATCAAGAAAACGGAGGTAGTCCCATGTATCAAAGTGAGCTGTTAGATGCCTACAAAAAGGCAAAAAACTACGTACAAGACAAGCAAATCGCGCACGATTTGAATGTAAACGCGTCCAGAATCAGCGAAATGCGAAAAGGAAGACGCTATATATCTGATTCAGAAGCAGTTTTTCTAGCGGAGAATTCAGGAATTGACCCAGAGATAGCTTTGTTGGGATGTCACGCTGATCGCAACGAAAATCCGCACATAAAAGGAATGTGGGAAAACATAGCAAAAAAGTTTAACGGGCTAGGATTATCAAGTATTTCAATGATTTGTGGCATGTTTGCGTTGTGGCTTGGCGACCTTAAAGTAGCTATAGCTAAGTGCGCATTATGTATATTATGTTAAATGAGGTGTAACCATACGTCAGATTCTTTCTACTTTGCTCTCCTATCTCTTTCAGATTT